AGTCGGGGTGACAGGATTCGAACCTGCGACCTCCTGGTCCCAAACCAGGCGCTCTAGCCAAGCTGAGCCACACCCCGATATGCTGTTTTGCCGTTTCGTTTTTGTTGCCTCACCGAAGCGACTTCGATATAATATCACCCTATTCCATACTTGTCAACACTTTTTTACATTTTTTTTAAATTAATTTTTCAAATACGATACATTCCGCGTTTTTACGATGTTTTCGACAACCTGAAATAACAGTTTTACTGACTCCTTAAATGATTTATTAACCGCACTTTCTGCTGTAGGAAATCGGGCAAGAAAAAAGGCGGTTTTATCACAAACCGCCTTTTAGTGGACTAGACGGGAGTCGAACCTATTATTTTTCTCCCAAATTATCAGTATTCATGCATGGTGTAATGATTTTGGGGAAATTTTGGGGAAATTTCTAATTATATTTTATTCTTTATATATAGGAAGGTTCATCCAAAGTTTCCCGTTTTAAGACTCTGAATCTTCGATTATTGTATACTCCACCTCCATTCCATCAGCTTTGTGCTCAAGAAATTCATTTAAATCGAATAGATCTTCTATCTCTTCCCACTCTTTGTGTAAATCCTCGAACTCTTCGTTAGGCTCAAAGAAATCCTTCAACTCTTCAAAGCTGTATGATTTTAACTCTTCTCTTGCGTTTCTGTTGTGCTTTTCTATTATATGGTACTTCGCTCCGTTGACCTCCTTAGCAAAGCTCTTCATCATTGTTGTAAGCTGTCCTGCGGCGCTTACTCCTGCTCTCTTGCAGGCCTGTGTATATTCGTCAACTACATCTTTTTTGAGTTTGTAGCTTTTGGATATCCAGCCTGCCTTTTTTGCATATTTCTCTGTTGCTATTGTCTGTGGTTTTGGGTTTCCTGTTGGCATGTTAATTGTCACCTCTTTTCAGATATATAATGTCTAATATTCCGCTTAGCGCGCTTGTCAGTATGGCAACTCCTATGAATATGTCTAATCCATTTTTAATTGCCAGGTAACATAAGCATATGAATGTCACCCATGTTGAAATTGTTATTGTTTTAATCATAGACATTTTTAAACAGATGCTGTAAAATAGACGGTGAGCAGTGGGATTTACCCACCGCCTTAGTGCTTACTTAAAGAATGTTTCGTATATCATGCATATCGTTGCCGCCAAGCTTTGAATTATGCTGAATACTAAGACCACATCTTTGAGTTTGCACTTTTTCTTTTTTCTTTTCTTACTCATCTGTCTTTACCTCCTTACAAGTATATAATACCATATGGTGTACCATATGTCAAGTATTGTTTAAAATTTCTTTTAATTTTTCATAAAAATAAAGGTATCCGCCATTCTGACAGATACCTTTATTTTTGTGTTGTAATTATTTAATTTGCCGAATCCGTTGGAAGCTCATTGGTATACTTTGATAGCGTCTTTTTGACCGTGCGCCATACCTTTTTGACCGGTAATCCGCATAATGACATATTCTTTAATATACTGACTATCTCGTATGCAATATATAACAGTGCGAAAAACTCCATTGTTCCGACTGTCTGTCCCGGAAGATATGTTCTTGCACCTGCCGGGATGAATCCGATGAGGTTCAATCTTATGATTGAGTCGACCAGAGCCAGGAGCACAAGAGAAATCAACATACCGACCTTTCTGATTGCTCCATTGATTCCAAAGTTTGAATTGAACTTTTTCTCCTTGATTGCTCGTAATACTCCGAAGATAGTGTCCATCACTATACAAATAACTACTATCTCCATAATTTTGTTGCTTGCTGTTGTTGCAAAAAATCTTGTAATATCATTCATCATTTTTTTCCTTATCCTTTCAAAAGTCTGTATGTTGTGAGAAGTCCGACACATGCATCCTGTGTCAGTCCTCTATTTTTTTGGAATACCATCACACATTTCGAGAGGTAGTCGCTCCATTCTTTATAGTCTGTATCTAGCTTAGTAAAGCTATATACATTATGTAGCGTTTTCCTCAGCCACTTGATTGCTGTCGGACAGTAATGTTTCTGGCCGCTCCACAGGTTGTGGCTCTTTGCGAATGCCTGCGAGTCTGCTCCAAATTTACCATCCTCTTTCAGTGCATCAGCTCCTTTAAGGTCGAAGCCTACATTCATAGCATGCTGCCATTTTCTGACTTCTTCGTTTTCCAGATAGTAATCAATGTCGCCCTTCCAGCTCTCATTGCTTGGCTTGACCGGCGCAGATACTGGCTGACTTGCTACTGTTGTGCCTTTTGTTCCAAGTTCCACATACAGGAGGTTGGCATCCGTGCTGTTATTGAGTCCGGAGCAGGTGAATGCGCTGGTGTACTGCCATCCGTACAGACTGTGTACAATAGTAGGCTTCTTGGCATCGTTCGGATCATCCCCGATTGTCATTCCTTTAGTGGATGGGTAGCGGGCTATCCAGAATGGACAGTTAATCTGATTGGCATATGGCAGGATATAGGTGTTGTAGAAACTAAGCCCGGTGTATACTCCAAAATCAAGCCCTGCCGCCTTTATTTCTGATTGATATGTGTTGATAATGTCGATTAAGGTCTGTCCAAGTCTTTGCTGGCATCTGTCCTCTACATCAAGCCATACAAATGTCTTTCTTCCTGCAAGTACCTCAATTACTCTCTGTGCATCCGTCTTTGCCTTTCCTACTGTAGTTGCGTATGAGTAATTATATACGCCCTGAATCGGCATTCCGGCTTCTGTACAGCCTTTCCAGTTTGCTTCAAAGGATTTGTCCGGGTTCAGGTCCTTTCTGATAATTTTCAAAATAGCAAACTGTACACCAGCCCATTTAACTTTGCCCCAGTCTATTGAGCCCTGGTATGATGATACGTCAATTCCTTTCATCTTATACTCCTTTCTCTATGTCGTCTGTATCACAATATCTTCTCATATTATATTCGAGTATATATCTCCTCTTTTGTGATTCTTTTGCTTTCCTATTTGAGTTATAGCTGGATCTCCGCCTTAGTTAAGTGCTTAGATCCTCGAGCCTGGACTACCTCGATAGGTAATCTCTGACCGGCCATATTATCACCTCCTAGTATCTAAATCTAGTAATAGTGGTTGTTTTAGACCACAAACTAAATGTTCCATTTTCACCGTATGCTCTTACCATTACAGTCGCATCATCCATTCCATCAGCAAAAAATTCATCTGTATAATTCATTGCATAAAATGATGTATACGTTGTATCAAATTCTTTGTAAGATCCATCTGCTTTTGTAACTTTAACTTTATAAGATGTAGCATTTTCTACTTTGTTCCAATTTGCTGAAAAAACTGCATAGTTAAAATATCTTGATGTACTTTTGAAATAAGTAGCATAATTTACTGTCGGAGTACCGAGGATGCATTTCTCAAGCCACTTTTTTGCGGCGTTGTCGAAGGCTTCTTTCAAGGCATCGTCTGGCTCGAAATTGACATCTGGAATCTTCACAGATGGTGGGTTCAATTTCGGTGTGCAGGCAAATACCGGCACCACATTAAATACGCTCATTGCTATCACACAGATCATAGCTATTATTGTTCTTTTCATTTTTCTACTCATTGTTTTCTCTCCTTTATTTGCTCAAACTATTCTGTAACAGTTCCGTTTCCGGATTTATAGATATATTTCTTCCTTACTTTATCGTACAGACAAAGTGTTCCGTCTGACTTCTTAACCGGGATCATGTCCGCAACAAGGTTGCTTTCGGAATAGATTTTCGCATAATAAATTTTTCCTTTCAGTCCAGTTCCAGCAGCTTCACCATTTTTGCTCATACATCCAATATAGAACGGGCTCGTCAATGCAAAATTACCAGCATTATCCAGAGTTACAGAATTGTTTCCAAATGTAGCAGTTGCTCCATTCTGCTTAATGACCCAGTTGTCTTCCCAAAATGCCATGTTTTTCGCTGCGCTTGACACTGATCCTCGAATAGCGTAGAAATTGTCTGTCACTGTGTAACCATACTTGTATTTATCATCCCTTGCGCCGCATATGTACGTTGTCCCAGATTTGATATACAGCTTTGCTTCTGTGTTCGTGTTCTGATCCGGTAAAATCTCTGTATCGAAATAACAATTACCATCGACACTAAGCGATTCCAGTTCTGTGTGACTTTCGCTCGGATCAACTGTATTCTCAGCAACATTAACTGTACACTGAGCTGTATATCCACCATCATCCGTTGTTACTGTAACTACAGATGTACCGACAGCTTTTCCGGTAACCTTCCCATTGCTGACAGTTACGTTTGAGTTACTTGTACTCCACTTAACCGATTGATTCGTTGCATCAGACGGCTTCACTGACGCTGCCAGCATTGCACTTTCTCCCTTCTTGATGCTTAATGTATTCTCATTAAGAGATACGCCCGTCACAGGGATAACCGTTGGTGCTACAGACGCCGTGGCATATCCTATTCCAAGACTCCTAAGTTTTTGGTCAATGACAGGGCTGTAGAATGTGCGATACCATGATTCTACTGGATGCACTCCATCACCAACACCGCTATTTGCATTACGTGTATATTTGCTCTTATTCTTGGCTGTCATAGCAATTTGAGAATGCTTACGCATATCCAAATATGGCATATTCCATTTTTCACAGATTTCAATTGCTTTCGAATGGATGTTATCAACATGAGAATTATCTTTGGCGAAACTGTGTGGAATAATATACAGTTTGACAGCTAGAGGGTATGTATCCATGATATATTGCAATGCACTCTCTAATGCTCCGCAGAACGTCCCAGTGTTGTACGAAGCATCGTATCCGGATTCGATTGAGCCGATTGGAATGCTATTATTAGTGTCATTAACTCCACCATCAAAAAGGATTGCATCCGCTGCACCAGTGTAGTTCCTAATCTGCGTTACGATCGGTGTGTGTTCTGGGTTGGATGTAGTGGCAAAGTTCGCACCAGATTCTGCTTTATTAATCCACGTAGCATCTGCATACTTTTCTTTTAACGGCTGAATAATTCCAGTTCCTTCTTTCCATCCCCATCCAGCTATGATGCTGTCTCCAAATGCAACGATTGTCTTTCCTTTGTACGGACTTTCCGCGACCACGGTGCCCGAACCAGTTCCTGAACCATTTGCGCCTTTTGGAATACCAAGATTCAGTACAGGATTCTCGGTCGTTCCTGTGATCGATGCAGTGGCAGACTGTCCAGATTCCAGCGTGTTCACCGTTCCAATAGTAATATTAGGCGTTACACCTGTATCACCTTTCGCTCCGGGTTCTCCCTTTTCTCCGGCATCTCCTTTATCGCCTTTAGAACCTTTCGAACCGTTTCTGACCTGAAATGTGCTTTTTTCACCATTCGTTTTTGTCACGGTGACAATATTTGTACCACCATCTTCTGTCGATGTTGTTGTCTGCTCAACCCTTAAGATACCAACACCATCTTTTCCGTTACTGCCAGTTCCACCACTTGAACCAGATCCGCCAGTGCAATTTTTTTTCAAGTAATCTACATCTTTTGTCAGACTTTCGATGTTATCTTCCATAACGCCGCTTTTTGATACAGTCTGACCGATTGTCCCTTTGTACTCATACCGATACTCATTCTGTAGTCCGCTGTCAGGATAAGCACTACGGTTTGCTGACGTCACATACTCAGATGTGTACCCGGCAGAATCTACATGCTGAGCACTGCTGCACTTCATGACGTACATTTCAATCGAATTCTTTTCCTTAACAACGGAAAATGATGCATTCGTGGCAACTTTAAAAATTCCATCTTTGGCCGATGCTTTTTTCACATATTTGCCTCTTAAGAAATCTAACTTTTCATAGTCACTCGAATTTGTCACACGACAAGATTTTATAGGATCTGCAAGAACAATTTCGCCTTCTGTTTTTCCAATTCCATCACTGTAACTGATTGTAAAATCGGGTTTCATTCCTGCAACACCCGCTGGCCAAGTCCCAAGATCCAGTGCTTTTTCTGCGGCCAAATTTGGAATCAGCTTAGAACTGATCTTCTCCCAAACATGCACATTGACAATCTTATCCCGTTCCAATTCAAGATCATTTTCAATTTCTTTCCTTAACTCTTCTGCCTGTTTTTTTGCTTCCAGTGCCGCATTATCTGCATTGGTGGCTGCCTGCTTTGCTATGTTTGCGTTTGTGGTGGCTGCCTGCGCTGCCTGATCCATATCGTTAATAACTGTTCTCATAGAAAGAAATTCTTTGTCACTCACGAACCCGTCTGTCTTGTATACTGAGCTCACAATTTTTGTATAAAAAGTCGCTGATTTTAGTTCTTTAGAGTCTTTGGTCAGCATTATTTCGCCTTTGCCGGTACCGGATGCTGCAAGCATCTGTTCTGTATATGTTACAAGGATCTTGTTGCCTGATATTGTACAGTCGTTCAGAACCTCGTTGCCGTCAGGCTTGTAGTATTTGATTCTGGCAGTGGTGCCAGTCGGTATTGTAAATACCTGCTTATTCTGTAGGAGTGTCACAGCTACTATTCTTGAGTTCTTATCGCCCTGTTTTACTACGACATATTCAAAAGGGCTTCTGTCGTCAAGGTCTACTGTTATTTCCTGTGTTATTTGTAGATCTGCCATGTCTTATCCTCTCATTCCTCGGGTTCCCTGTTCACTTTGTCGGGTGTGCCTGTTACTGTTCTGCCTATAGAATTAATTTCTTGTTGTGCATCGTTTTTTGTTTTGTACACGTTTGTCTTTATATCACTATACTCCATGCTTGCCTCCTAATAGTTTTTGCTTGTGGTGTCCCATCCTGTTATTATTCCGTTCTTAATTGTGATGTTGCATCTTTCGACTTTCGTGATGCCGGTGTTATTCCATGAGAGCCCACTAATTAATGACATGGTTCCGCTGGCATATTCTATATCCCAACCTTTGATTAATCCGTTTTCAACCGTTACTCCTTCCTTATTTTCAGGGAAAAGTTTTCCGCTAGCTGTGTTTCTAATCCACGGCGTTTGTTCTTTGTAGGTTTTTGCGTCAATCTGTATTACTGCATCTATATTTGCGTTGGGTGTATCGCCCTCTTCTTGTTGGCAACCTATCGATACTATATCATTGTTGTCGCACCAAAGTGCCACTTTATCTCTCCCTGTGTTTTTAACGTATACAGATCCCAGTGCACCAGCGAAATTGCCAGTATTTTGCCAAGAAAATACTTTTACTTCGTTGTTGTTGATATCTATTGATTTTTTGCCTCCGTGAACTTGTTTGAACGTGCCGCTGATTTCAGCGCCTTGGCAAGATAACTTTCCATCTTCCGTCATCTCCGAATTTTCACTCTTCCATGATATTTTTTTAGCCTGGCATCTTATAGCTTCTGCGCTCTGCTCTATTTGGGATGTGACTTCGTCGGCCGTGACCTTACTCTTTATGGCATTAGCATTTAGTTCTATTGCAGCACTTGCCTCTCTTTTATAGCTTTCAAGGGCATTATTTGCATCTGTCATTTTCTGTGTTGCGTTCTCTTTTGTTTCGTATGTCTCCGAGACTTTAGCCGATATTTTCCCTGCCTCTACCGTCAGTGCCGACTGCATTTCAGTGGTTGTTGAGTAGTTCTTGAGCTTTTCATCGGTAGCGGTGTTCGCATTATCTTCCGCTGTATTTGCAAGTTCTTGTGCTTTTGTCGTAACGCTTTGTTTGTATTCCACCGACAACGACTCTGCCTTGACCGTTCCGGCTTTGATGAGCATACCGTCGAGTTCTCCGGCGCCGATGAAGTCTGCTATGATTGTCCCATCCTGCTGAATTGCCACGTTGAACGGTCCATTAACTCCGTTCGATGAGTGGCCAAGTCCTGCCTTATTCCACCTCCACACATTCTTGGCGGTCTTGGTGTCCGGAGTGTCCATGACGAAAATCTCTTGTGGATTCTCAGGCGGATAGAGTACTACATAGCCGCCGCTGTTGCCGGTGATGGCGGCTGTTGCATCCGCGATTCTTTGTTTGAGGCTTGCTTCCAGCTTCTCCGAAAATGTGGCAGTCTTTATTATTCTGTCAGCCTGCTCCTTGCTCTCAGCTGTAATCTGCTTGGTGAGGTTGGTTCTTGTCTCTCCGATTTCCACTTTCTCGGCACGCTCTTTAAGGACATTGTATGTGTATGATACAACCTTCGCCTTTACATCGATGTCGAGCTTTTCAATGATGACTGTTACTATGTCGCACAGGTCTATGCTGTTGAATGTGGCCAGATTCTCATTTCCTTTGATTTTGTTCATATCTTGGAACGAGGCTTTGATTGAGATACTCGGCTCATCGATACCGCTTTGAGCATACGCTGTTGCAACTTTTCGAAGCATGTCTTCTGTGATTACTACACCATCCTTGAACTTGTCGGAAAAATCCACCGGCTCGCATTTGAGTCTAGCATACCGGTCAGCGTTCGGAGTCTTTATGATGCCCTCTGAAAGCTTCACGAGGATTTCTTCCTCGCTTGTCTCGTCCTTCTTGTAACGTGCATATGGGAATATTGCAGTCACTGTGTTGGCTATGTTCTTCTCCTGTTCGGCTGTAATTAGATTCTTTCCGTATCGGATTGTCTCGCCAGTATCCTTGCCTCTGCTTTTCCAGAGCTTTATCGTGAAATTATCAAACTGGTATTCTCCGCCCCATGTGTCAAGAATCGAGCCCTCGACTCCTCCCAGCATCTTTCTGACGCTGATTACATCATCTACACCGGTGCTGTTGCGTGTCTGTATGTCAGACCATGCCGTATAGTTGTTTGGCACTGCTGCCTGCGAAAGAACCTGCTCAATTGCCTGCTGTGGATTCTTTCCTTCAATCACCGGCTGACATATCGGGTTGCTGTTCAGTTCGTAACTTATATGCTCGGCATAGAAGGTATTCACTCCTGCGATTGTCTTTCCGGATTTGTATATTCTGAAAAGCTGGTCATTGTCCTTATTATTCGGCTTAGCTTTAATGATAGCATCCTCGGTAAGCTTATCAGCATACACTCCGTTTTCAGGGTACTTGAGTGTCAGCTCAAAGGTGCCATTTCTTACCTCTTTAACCATACACTCTGTTGCATCCTTTAAGAATCCTGTGCCGTTTCCTGTGAAATCGCTTGTTTTGGCTTCGTAAAGTATTGGTATCATAGGCTGCACCACCTTGGTGTTAATTCTATCCTGCTGACGTTTCCACTCCACCTGATGTCATTCTGCCCTGCTGCAAGCTTCGGAAAAAGTGTTGTCAGCATCTGATTGTTGCATAGCGTGTGGTCTTTGTATGCTGTCATCCGCTCGCTGTCGACCTCAATATATCCGTTCACATCCTTGAAGGTGTGTGCCCTGTTGTTGATGTACAGAGTTATCGTGCCGGATCCGTATATTTTAATGTACGGCAATGCAGTGAAATTCTCTGTGTTGTATATCGTGGCCGCCTGTGACAGTGTGATTGCTTTCTGCCCGGCATACGAGTATTTGAATGGGTGACAGGTGAATGTCAGGTCTATCTTTCCAATGAGCATTGCCGCCACGTCCTGAGCTGACATCTCGCTCTCGAAGAGGGCTTCTCTGAAATAGCCCTCCTCGTAGGTATCATCCAGTCTCTTGTAGCCCGGCTCCTTTGAGAGCCATCCTGCAATGGCTCTCGCTGTGTCTTCAATCGAAAAATCGTTATTGTCGTCAAGCATCATGAAACAGCTGTATTTTTTTGAGAAATCGCTATACTCACCATTGTCAAGTTCGTCTGTTTTGCCATTGTAGACGATATTTCCTCTTCCCGGGATATTGATTTTTTCAATCACTGGCTTAGGAGCTCCAAAGACATTATTTTTTGAATTGATTGCTAAACCATATTCCAATGAACTGTGTCCATTGTATGTAAAGCTGTTAATGTAGTCCTTAAGCATATGCTGCCTCATCCCTTTCTTTAATCTGTGCAGCCACCTCGAGCACCTCTTCTGTGAGCTCTCTGATATCCTGCTTTCTGTTGTTATAGAAATTTTCAATCTTCATTTCTACCTTTGTGTCTCCTGCTCCTCTCTTGCCGAGTGCCTCGTCAAGAGTCCTGTTCTTGGCTCCGTCGGTCAGAGGTGTGACGATGGTTTGTCCGTTTACTACCTGCAGTATCTCTGGTCCTGCCTCAGCTACGATTGCCTGTCCTTCCTTCAGTTTTCCACCTTTCGCAAGCCTAGGGAGTCTTAACCTTCCGATTTTGCTGATTGAAACTCCGGGTATCTTATTAATTAATCCAATAGCTCCGTTAATCAGTCCAATGGCTCCGTTAATGGTGTTCTGAATCATGCTGATTACTCCGTTGATTCCTGCCTTTACGGAGCCGCTTATTGCTCCAGCTATTGATGTGCCTAGCCTTGTAAACGTGTTCCTAATCGTGTTCCAAAGTCCGGAGAAAAATGAACCAAAGTTCGAAAATACTGCTCTGACTCCATTCCACGCTGCTCCGAACGTATCTCTGAAGAACGAGCCGACAGAGCTGAATATCGTCTTGACTGCATTCCAGAGTGTCTTAAAGTAATTTACAAAGCCGGAAAATATATTTTTGATTTCATTCCATGCTCCCTTGAAGTCTCCTGACAGCACGTCCTTGACGACTGCGAACACTCCCTTGATTGCAGTCCATATGGCTGAGAAATATGCCACTACGACATCCCATACCGCCTTGATGATGTTCCAGGCATTACGGAAGAACGACCCTAGCACCTCGCCTACTACAGAGAATACGACCTTGATATTCTCCCAGATAAGTGTGAAATACAGTACGGCCACATCCCATATTCCCTTGATTGCAGTCCATGCTACATCAAAGAAGCCGCTTAGCACTGTTCCTACTACCGAGAAAATAACCTTGATATTCTCCCAGATAGCCTCAAAGTACGGTGATACGAGGTTCCATACAGATTGAATGATGCTCCAGCAATCAGAAAATATCTGTGCTATGTCAGAGCCTATCTGCCTGAGCGTGTCGACCGCTGCCATGATATACGGCTCTATCAGAGCCCATATCTCCTGTGTCTTGGTCCATATGGTTTCAATGAAGCCCTTGATTGCTTCAATAATCGGCTCAAGGAATGATTTAATTGCTTCAAACACTGAATTGACAGCATCCCTGAACCATTCGCACTTGTTATACAGCGCGACGAAAATCGCTATCAGTGCCGCCACCGCCATAATCACTATCATGATAGGGTTCGCGGCCAGAGTTGTGTTGATTGCCGCTATCACAGGCTGTAAGAGCTTGGCAATGTTGATAATGCTCGAGACTGCCGTGCATAGCTTGCCAATGATGATGAGTACCGGTGCCAGCGCCGCAAGTACTGCTATGACTGTTAAAATTATCTGTTTGGTGCCTGAATCAAGGTTTTTGAAATTTTCAGTGGACTCTTTAACCTTTGCACTCACTGATGCAATCATCGGTTGAAGCATTGCAAGTGCCTCTTGTCCTAAATCCGTTGCTGTGTTCTTTATCTGATTTAGTGCTTTCTTGGCTTTATTGCTGTCGGTATCCAGTTTGTTAAAAGCGTCTGTCGTTGCGCCCGTGCTGTCATTCATTTGTGCAAGCACATTGTTAAACTCGTCTGCTCCATTTCCGAGTAACACCATAGCCGCTTTACCTGCTTCGCTACTGCTCCACAGGTCACTGAAGCTTTTGTTGTTTTCGTCAGCATATTGCTTTAATATTGCGAGAATATCAGACAGTGAATTTCCGTCAGCACTCAGCTGTGAAAATGACTTTCCGGTCTTTTCTCTCAGGATCAGGTCGACCGATGTTCCTCCTTTTCCCAATTCGTTAAGCATTGAGTTGAGGTATGTTGTACTTTCAGCCGTGGCAATACCTTTGGCTGTCATATCAGCGTATGCAGCGCATAGCTGGTCTATCTGTACATTATTTGCATTTGCCGTTGGGATTACTTTACCCATTGCACTTGCAAGCTCATTAACAGTGGTTTTACCAAGGTTCTGTGTAGTGATGAGCATATCGCTTATATGCTCCGTTTCACTTGCTTCAAGCCCGTATGCATTTAAGGATGTTGTAAGTATGTCTGTAGCGGCTGCTGTATCCGTGAAGCCCGCCTTTGCAAGCTTGCTGGCATTGGCTACGAAGGTTACGGCATCTGCTGTGTTCACGCCTCCGGATATAGCATTATATACAGACTCAGCTATATCATTTGCCGACTGTCCTGTGTCGTCGGATAGTTTAAGTATGGCTGAGCTCATATCATCCATAGACATTACGCTTGAATCGGCTATTGTTGACACTTTGGCCATTGCATCCTCGAAGCTTGATGCGCTTGCTATTACAGCCGTGCCTACTGCTGCCGCGGTAGCGCTTACAGGTTTGAGTTTTTCACCCACTCCGGTTATCTTATCGCCCGCCTTTTTGAAGCCATCTGCTACATTGTCGAGCTTTTGATTATTAAACTCTTCTGTTTGCTTCTTAAGACTTTTAAGATCCTGCTCCGTCTGAACTATCTCACGCTGTATCTCTCTGTACTGTTCCTCGCTGGCTTCGCCCTTTTCAAACTGTGCCTGCACCTGTTTTTCTGCCTCTTTGAGCACATTCAGTTTTTCTTTGGTCTGATTGACCGATTCAGCAAGGAGCTTCTGCTTTTGGGCTACAAGCTCTGTATTCTTAGGATCCAGCTTGAGCAGCTTATTGACTTCCTTGAGCTCACTCTGCAGGCTTCTGCTCTTTTTGTTCACATCATCAATGGATTTTGTCAGATTGGTGGTATTTCCGCCTATCTCGATTGTGATTCCCTTTAATACGCTTTTTGCCATTTAGCTTTTTCTCTCCTTTCCGAATTTTTCTCTCAGAGACTGCCTGTCAGGTTTCGTCTGTGTGATTCGCCAGCAGTTATCCAGGTACTCTCTGCCCTTCTCTGTCTGATTCAGGCTATAGATGTATGCCTCTCTCATATAAAAGAGATACTCATCCAGCTCCATCAGCTGTATTTCATTCAAATTGAGCCCCGTGTAATCCATAACAAGCTTCTCTCCCTTTGTCTTGAGTAGGAAGTGTGATTTTTCCCCGAAGTCGTCCGGATAATAGGGCAGTTTTAGTTTGGGTCCTTAGATACTCCCTGCACGAAATTCATATACTCGGTGATGAATATACTCATTTCCTCGAAATCGTAATTTTCCGATATGATTCTCGGTGATATCTTTTTCTTCTGCAGATTGTTTGACATGGTCTCTGCCACTACCTCTGCCATGGTGTCCATTGCATCATCGAGTGAAATCTGGCTGGTGTCTAAGCTCTGTACTGCTGCCAGCTTGTGGAACGTAGCCTTGACCGGCATCTTGACTGTGAGCTTCTCGCCCTCCTTGTGGATTATTTCTCCATTCTTTCCCTTGATGTCATAGTCCTTGAGTGTGACGTGGAAAAATCTTCTCTTGATCTGATTGAAATTTAGTGCGTAGCTTGCCATTTTTTTCCTTTCTTCTGAAAAGCGGCAGCTCAGACCTACTGTGCTGCCGTACATTTTTTATTCTTTCGGGTTCGCTGCCTGGCTTGCAGTGCCGCTCTCCTCGTAGAAATCGATAAGGGTGCCCTCTTCATCCATCGGCTCTGCTTTAAACTCTGCATCTGTGACAGTTTCCTTGTCTTTTGCAAAAGCGAGTGAAAAGCCTGCCTGATTGCTTCCAACAATCATCACGTAAAGGTCTCCGTCGACCGGATCCTCGTAGTGGAAACAGATAACATACTTTTCTCTTCTCTGATTAGAAATTCCGCCGAATTTCACTCTCTTGTATGTTTTCTTATTTTTTCCTGTGAACTCGCTGACGCGTGCAGTGTCGCACATCTGCTTGAATACCTGCGAGTTGAATGTCATAATACCTGTCTTGAGCGTTACCTCTTCCTCAGTCATGACGGTCTTACTCTTTTTACCGGAGTCATCCTTGGCTGTGTAGTATGATGGCTTGTACTCAAGCGTAGCGCCGCCGGAGATATACGCCATTCTGTTTGTTTCTTTGCAAAATTCTGTCGGATCCGGCACTGTTCCTGAGAATGTCTCAATATGCACATTTCCCGAACCTAAGATAATTTGTTCTTTCTCTTCCATCTTTTTCTCCTTTTCAAATTTTTTCGGTGATATCAAAGTCGTATGACGTCTGTACCATGTTCTCGCTGTCAATTTTCACCTGGTTCTTTCTGAATTCAACATCAAACAGAACCTCGCGCTCAATTCTTGATTCGATTGTTTTGTCCGGCTTTCTGTCAGTGTACAGCTCGAATGAAGCACTTATGTCTCTAATCATATTCTTCTGATCAGAGCCACGCTGTGTCTCATCTATCAGGTAACAGATGTAAGGTAATGTGGGTGCCGGTGTTCTGCTTGTTATTGTGAACTCATTAAGAGCCATCGGAAGATTAAGCTTCCTGAAGCGCTCGATGATTGTATCCAGTGTCATAGTCTTTCTATCCCTTCGCTTATTCCTTTAACGAAACGCTCCTCTGCTTCTTTCTCGACAGGAGCGATGTGTTCAAACGCTCTGACTCTGCCCGAGCCATTGCGCTTTACGTGACCTTTTTCAAGCAGGTGTGTCAGCTGATAGTGCTTTTTGTTGTAAACTGAGTATGTGACCTCTCCTGTCAGCTTTGAGACTCTTTTCTCTCTGATTTTGGAGTCCCAGTCTTTGGTATACTTTCCGGTTCTTTCCCGGTATGGTCCGCCCTTTTTCAGCTCGTCGGATGACCACTCTGCAGTGTCCTTTGCCTGTTCATTGACTATCTCTGTGACTGTTCCTGTGTAGTCCTCCATGAGCTTGTTGAGGGTTTCCGCAAGCTCGTCTGATGTGATTTTAACCTCCATACCTGCCTACTCTCTCTGCCGCATACAGCTCTATCCTGTCATCGTTTCTCGGTCCGTATGTACGGTATATGGTGAGGCGCTTGCCGTCGTATATGCACTCCGGCTGCCCGTCATATTCGTTATTCCAGACTGTGAACTTATTTGAGGCCTTGAAGCCTCTCTCTCCTGCTGCCGCGAATTCATCTCGGCCGGTGCTTTCAACTTTCGCAAAAACTTCCGTCTTTTCGTCAGTTTCGTCGGTTTCGCCCGGATGTATAAGAGTAATTAATGCATCCATAACGTCACTCCTTTGGCTGTCTGTAATTTCCACCTTTAATTTTGGTGAGTGTCATGTTGTAGCACTCAATCAGGCGCTCGTAATCGCTGTTGATTGAGTAATTCGCCTTAACGTAATTAAGCACCGCCTCAATCACGAGAGGGTCTTCCAGCTCATCAATGTATGTCTGATGTACTCCGATTCTTTTTAAGTCTGTGAGTGCGACATCGATAAGCTGGCTTATGTCATCATCCAGCATGTCAGTGGAGCTTTTTCTCACTCTGATTTTAGCTTTGTCTAGCAATTCCTCTCTCGTCATTTAAGCTTCTCCTTTTACGCGCCCGCTTTCTTTACACGGATAAATCCATTCTTAGAAGCTACTGAGCCTCCTACGAAGATATCTGCACGGTAAGCAACCTGTCCCTGCTTGAACTTGTAGTCGGTTGACTTTCTAGCATCGATATCAGAGAAGATTGCAAGCTCGTAGTTCTCAAGCGGTCCGTATGCCATCTCGTAAGAGCCTGCTGCTGTAGCCGGATCCGAAATGGCCTTGCATGCGCTGTTGATAATGTACGGTACTCCGTCAATAGTTCCTGTGTTGCCGTGGTTTACGATTGTGTAAACCTTTCTGCCCTGCTTGTCTCTGAGTTTTGCAAAGGCCTTAAGGTCTTTCTTGTTGAGAATGAGAACCGCGATGTCCTCGACCTCTTCCTCTCCGCCATAGCTGTAGATGATTTCATCGAGGGTATCTGATGCAATCTCTGTGATTGTGGTGATATCCGTCTTAGGATCAATGACCTGCTCATTCTCCTGTGCCGGATTGTAGAAAATACCTTTGAGCTTTGATGTTGTACCATCTCCGATAAGGATCTGACGGCTGATGTATCTCCTAATAGCCATGGTCACGGATGACTCGACTACTCCGTCATAGTCAGCATCGGGAAGCTTGATCATCTCCTCAGGCTCCTCTGTGTATGCTGTGATCTTCTCTTTCTTGATTGTCACATATCCAAATTTTGGCTCGGTCGGGTTGTAATCAGCGCCCTCTTCTGATGTGTCGGCGCCATCTCCGTATGACTCAACATATCCTCTCTGATAAGTCTCTCCACCCGGTAATGGGATGGTCTTAACCCTGTCGATTAAGCTTGATACATCGTTAAAGGTTGGCTTCAGGTCTGATGCCTCGTGTGATGGGAGCACCGTCTGAGCTGTGGATAGAGCGTTTTTTATCTTTTTCGACACGAGCTTTGCAGCAAATTTTACTGTATTGCCGTTTTTGATCTTTTTTCCGCGCTCTGAAATCTGGTCAAGTGCTCCATTTGAGCCCTCACCCTTATTTGTGTCGTCATCAGAAGCTCCTGCCTCTGACGCCATGGTTGCAAGTCTCTGTCTTGCCTTTGCGTCCTGGAGGATGCCGTTGATAATGTCAGCCTCCTCAAGAATCTGGTCAAGCACATCGCCCTCTTCATTCTCAGCGAATGAATTAAGCTCTTTGAGTCTTGCTTTTAAGTCTTTTGCGCTCATTTTCATGAGTGCGTCTTTAGTTAGTGCTGTGTACATGTTAATCTCCTTTCGTGAAGTTATTTATTGTGATTTTTTTGATTTGATCACGCTTTTTAGCGTTGTCTGCAGCGTCTTTGTTCTTTCGGGCTGAATCCATCGTTTTTTTGACATTTTCCGGAATGTCAGCATAATCTGTGACTGCTGCCGCGTATTCTTTTGTATCTCCTACCTCGATATCGAAGTATTCAGAAGCATCGGCTCCGTTCAGCCATGTCTCTTTGTCCATAAGTTCCTTGATGGTGTCGATAGATACACCTTCTTTCAGGTGTTCTGCATAGATATTCACAATGCCTGTGGATATCTGGTCTAGGTCATCTGCTATCTTTCGCAGTTCTTCCGCATTACCTGTCGCTGACGTCCACGGATTGTGAATCATCAGAAATGCATTTGACGGTATCGTGGGCTTATTGGAGCCTGCGAATGCAATTACCGAAGCTATCGAGCCGGCAAGTCCATCAACGTATACGTTCACCTTATTGGACTGTGCATGGCGCCTCAGCATGTTGTAGATTGCTATTCCGGCAAATACCGAGCCTCCACCGCTGTTGATATATACATTCAGGTCCTTGCCCTGCTGCTCGTTAAGGAAATTCTTGATTGCATCCGGATACTGGTCTTCATCCTGCCATGCTCCCCACCAGTCGGAAACGATATCTCCGTAAAAAAACAGGTCGGCGCATGTATCTGTTTGATTTTTGATTTCCAAGTTTTTAAATAATGGCACGTTAATCACCTCCTGTCTGATTTGCTCCGCTATTGGAATTACTACCAGAGCCTATCTGATATATGCTCTGTTCGTCTGCCTTGACATAATTGAGAGATACCATTCTTACATCGCCGTCCTCAATCGGTTCATAGTACAGCAGCTCTCTGTACTCGTTGATGGTGATTATTCCACGGTCGAAGAGCTGAGCTCCGATGTTCGTCCTTGTCTGCAGTGAGGCACACTGCAGTCTGTCAGCGGTGAACACTATCTTGTTACCACACCCGCGCTCACGCTCTGTTAACAGTTTGAAGGTGCACTCAAGTGAAAGCTGTATCGCTATCGGTTCAATCACCGACTCATAAAATGCATTCCACTCTGCCTCATCGAACAAGCTCATGAGAATCTTGTCATTGCAGTTGTAGTATCTGTAAATATTTTCTCGCAGGAACTGGCTCTGCACTGTCGGTATGGTCTGTGTCTTCTGATTGATTTCGTGGAAATCTGTCGAAGAATCAAGACCGCCAAGACCGCCCTCGTTGGATGCGTCCATATATGCTTTTTGGAAGTTCACAACCTTCTCTTTCAGCTCATCCTCGTCGATGAAGTTGTTATATTTTAGATATCCCTTGAGATTTGCTGACTGTCTGACCACGTTTCTTAGTGATTCTGCTGTCACATCCAACAGCTCCAGCGAGGTCTTGAGCTGTGCATCGGGCGGAGTGCCTAAGAATCTCTTTTTGTTGTAACGTGATTTCAGGTGTATGACCGCCTGATATGGCACCGTATATTCCTTGCCATCATAGTCCCATGTGAACTTAAAAAACGTATTGCCCTTCTCGTCATCCCATATGCGGTGTGATGTGGTCGTAATGGGATTTATGGACTTCACCTTTGTGAAATCGTCATTGTAGAATATGACTGCAAAGGCATTTGATCTGTATACCAGGTCTGATGCCATCTTGTAGAGTGCGTCATACGGTGTCATTTCCGGACTCCATCTTAGCGATAGCAATCTTGCCAAATAGTCGTCTCTGACAGTCAGCCCCTTGGCATCATGCCTTACAAGCTGTGGCTTGAGTTTGCCGCAATTTGTGCCTATGCAGTTTGCTATAGCGCCTACGATGTCACTCTCGTATAGATCGCTACTCGGCTGATACTCGCCTCGTGATATGAGCAGAGGCATGTATTTCCATTTTTTAAAATTGGCCAAATCTTTAAGAATTCCCGTATGTCTCACCCCTTTCCTATCTGCCTCAGTATCATGCTACCAAAAAAAGTCGGTCAATTCTGATATGATTGACCGACTTATCTTTTTATGTTTTTTAACTGGTTTCCGTACTCTTTGTGAAACTTCATCTTGACTGTCAGTGCATCTATCACTGCCATAGCTCCATCTATGTGTGCCCGGGGCTCTATCTTTACAGGCTTCATTCTTGAATCGTTTATGTCTATGTCTACGGCTACATTCAGGAAATGAGCCTTTAGCAGATTGTTGGCACCGATTTCAATCTTTTTGTCCTTTAGGTTGCCCTCGAATGCGTGCAGGACCGGTGTGAGGTTGGTGCCCTGGTATACATCATCCACCTTGAAGCCGCTTTCCTTCATGTCCTGTATCAGGTATTGTGAGGAATAACGGTCGTAGCCTGTCATGAGCGGCTTGATTTTGTATATCCGAACCAGGTCTATGAACCATTGGAACACATCCCTGTACTGAATCTGATTCTCTCCGGATATTCTCAGGAAGCCCTGCTGCAAAAATATGTCATACGGCACTCCTTCCTCTTCGATTGCCACCTTGTAACGCTCAAGTGGCATCCAAAACTGCGCGAAGATGTAATCAATGCCGTCCTTTTCTATGTCGACTGCTGCCGCCGTAAGGTCTGTTGTCTTAGACAGATCGATGCCGCCGACACAATAGTATCCCTTGAAATCTTCAAGGCTCAGCTTCACAGGTGACTTGTCCGCTTTCTTGGTCTGGCATCGCTCCACATCCTCGTAGCTCAGCCATGCAACAGAGCTGTTCTGCTTGATGTTGCAATATTTGCAGAGAAACTCTGATTTTTTCGACAGTGAGCCTTTTGCAATCTTGATTTCATCAATGTAGAACGACTCCGGGATTGCAACTCCCATGTTCGGGCTTGCTTTCCTTAGTTCATCTATGTTGTCCCATTTTTCGATGTCGTCAATCATATACAAAAAAGGCAGAAATCGTACTTCCTGTGATGAACCTCTCAGAAACGCTGTCGCACGCCTGAAAAGCTCATCAAAGATACCGTCATTGACATAGCCGGCCGTAGATGTTGAAATAGTCAACGGCTCGTTTCTTGTGCCGGTACCTGACTTCATGACCTCGTACTGCTTCAAGCCCTGCGGTCCCGGCCATGCTTCCATCTCGTCGTTGATGGTGCACGATGGGTTGAATCCATCCGCTTTCTTGGCATTAAATGCAAGCTTCTTGATTGTTGTGTTCAGGCTCTCGATGTAGATGTCGGAGCGCCTTTTTTTGGTCAGTTCATTTAGCTCGTCATCTGCCTGTACTATCTGGTAGAAGTCATTGTACACAATCTCCGCCTGGTCTAATTTTGGTGCAAGGCAGTAGAGCTCACCGCCGTACTCCCCATCGACATATGCGCTATATGCCATGATTGCCGCCGCTAAAATGCTCTTGCCGTTCTTTCTTGCGATGAGGATGAATACTTCCCTGAACTGCCTATATCCGGAATCCTTATCAATGATACCGAATATTGTAGACACAAGAGCCTTCTGCCATAGCTCCAGCTTGATGAGGTCGCTCCTGCCTTTGTTGTGGTGGCAGAAACTCTCTATGAAGTTGATGGCTCTTTGTGCCTTGCTGTCATCATACAGCCAGCGTCCGGAGTCGATTCCCGCAATTATGATGGTGTAGAGGAGTATGATCCATTCTCCGGCTATGATTTCGCCTGATGTAATTTTCTCATAATACTCACGGATATAGCCGCCCTGCTGCTTTTTCCTTCTTGGCATATTACTCTCTCATGGCCGCAAGCCTTGATACCTTTTTCTTCTCGTGTACCGGAAGATAGTCTATCAGGCTGTTTATGATGCTCGAATACTGCTTGGAATACTTGTCGTAAATCGTGGCTGACGGATGCGCCTTGGTGAACTTCTGAGCCGCGTTCCTGGTCTCAATCGTAAGCCCCTCTTTTTTGATCTCCTCTTTTGCCTGATAGCATGCCACTTTTAGGAAAGCAGCTTCATCAATCAGTGAAAAAATGAGTTCTTTTCGTGCCGGATCATCTACGCTCTCGAAAAGTTTTCTAAGATTTTCTATCTCTTTTTTGATTCTTGCACTCGTCAGCTTATTTACTCTTTTTTTAGGTTTTGTCGGGCTTTTTTGTGTTTCTTCTGTCAATTTTATCCCCCCTCTTATTGTGCGCGACCTTGCGGAGTAAAATTTAGGTTGCTCCCTCGGTTCCTATGGCGCCGTGCCATACGCGCACCCCGGGGGGTGCTGTCGCGCAAAATTATTTCTGTGTGTTCGATTTGTGTTCGATTTGAATTATATTGCCGTATTCGTCGAATCTGTATCGCTTCTCATACTTGCTCTTATGCTCTTCATTGTGGTGCCTTGCGCAAAGAAGCTCAAGGTTGTCGAACGACAATGTAACTCTTGGGTTGTTAATATTCTCAGGTGTGATATGTCTCTTGTGGTGTACAATGATTCCCGGCTCGACATCCTTGAGTGTTATCCTGCCCTCTGCCAGCTCCTTTGTACAGCGCTCACACATGCCACGCTGCAGCTTGTAGTATGCATCGCGTGTGTTCTTCCATGCCTGTGAGTGATAGAAAGCCTGTGCGTATTCCTTGGCCATGTTCTCTCCTTTGTGCTTATGATACTATGTGTTGTCGTGTGATTGTGATACATCTATCATGTCCATGTGTACAGCCACTAGGTACATGAGCCTTGATCTGTAGCGGTAGAACAGAGACCTGCAGACCATAGTGTCACCCAGCATCTCCCAAGGTGTATTGTACTGTATACTCTCATATAGCTTGTCTATGAGAGCCTTGCGTGTAGATGCTGTGAATCCGTCAAGCTTCAGTTCTTTCATGGCAGCTTTTATAGCATTGTCCACCTTGATATCAAACGCTGTGGCTGTGCCTCTTCTGATGCGCTTCTTTCTCTCCTTGTCTGAGTGTATGAGTGCCTTAACTATTCTCTTGTAATCTTCTCCAAGGTATTCCATCGTGCCTCCTCAATTCCTAACCATGCGAGCGTATATGTAAAATGCTGCATTGATACCGTTATACTTGACCTCCGCATCCAGGAACTTGTAGCCCGGATATGCTTTGGTGAGCTCTGCCTCTAATACTGTGTGGTCTTTGGCCATCCTCTCGACACGGCGCTTCTTGAACTTGCTATAGCTCTTTGTTGGTTCCGGTGGCTTCTTTAGGTTTCTTGAGCTCACCCACCTCTTGGTGCCGTGTGGATTTCTTGATATATATTGTCCTAAACCTGTGATGAGAAAATCATCATCGGGTGATATTCTTCGTGTGTTGGGTCTGTCGCATTTATTCCAGAGCAATTCCAGTTCGTCTCTATCCATGCCGTCTCCGGTCATGAGAATGTGGAAATGTGGTCTCACATACCCATCAAATGCAAGCACGTATATGTACTTGATGTTTCCAAGTCCTTTTCTTTTTCTCCGGTAATTTATCTTTGCAATAAAATTCTTGATATCTTTCCTGGCCCTCTCTTCGTCTGTTGGGAGCATGTTATCATTCCACCCAAACGTGCACCACAAGTCACCTTTTCCAAAGTTGATATTCGCAAGTCTTATTAGATACCGCCTTGCATTTTTATCATTCAGATTTCTTTGAGCTTTGCTTGATGGTCTCTTCTTGGTCTTTGGCATGTCACTGAGCCTTGGGTAGCTTGGGTATATCTGAGCTTCAAGGAGAGTGGTCTGTGACTTTATGTTGGTGCACTTCGTGGTGGCTGTTCTGTACAGGCAGTTTACCTTGCCCTCTTTGAGAAGCTTCTCAAGCCTCTCCTCCTCGGTGTCATCTATGTATTTTTTAAAAGCCTCTTCGTAGTCGTAGTTGTCGTATCTTCTCATACTGTGTACTCTTAAATATAAAAATCCCTCATATGTTAATACCCATTACAAGGACGATAAAGAATTTTTATCTACTATATTATGGGTTTACTGCTGCCTTTGTGCTGCTCTTATCTTTCTGTTATATTCGGCCTGATACAGCAGCTTTTTGTCTGTTGTCAGAACGACTCGTTTAAGAGTTGTCTCATACTTTTTTAATTTTTCGCACGTTTGTTCCCATTCTTTCCATGTTTCTTTTTTCACGCTATCTTTTTTCATGATTTTTCCTTTCCTCTATATATGTAGAGACACAGCCTGCTTGTGCAAGCTGTGTATACATGTCTTATAGTATTTACAGGCCGGTGTGCATGCCTTATCAGGTTCATATGCACATCTTATAGGTTCTATGGGTTTTACTCCGCTGTAAGTCCTGCTGTTCAACTGCTGCCTCCTAAGTTAATCTTCGAACCGGGCATGTATCGCAATGCTCTTCTCCCATTCTGTTATATGCCTCGTCATCCGTTGTCAGTGGATACTGTGACGGCCATTTGCAATATTCATCACATATCCTGTCATGGATATCTTCAAGAATCTGTGAAAGAGACATGTCTTCCTGTTTCTCGTGTTGTCTCATCTCTGTCATCTCCCTTCTCGTATCCCATGCACTTTATTGGTCTGCTTGGTTTGCCGCATTTCTCGTAATACCTACAGTTTATGCATTTATTTCCGTTCATTGTGTTTCTCCTTGCTTAATTCTTCAAGCCTTCCGGATAAAACAAGCGCAGTCGCTTCAATCACAACCCTCATAATTTCCATGTCTAGCGTATCCCATGATATATGTGTGCCTTTTCTCTGCCCTGCTGTTTTTTGAGTAGTCATCTGTATAAGTCTATATACGCTGGCTTTTAGCTCCGGAATATTTTCTTTCTGTCCTTTGTCCATCAGGCATTTCCACATTAAATCCTTGATGCCATTTGCAGGATTACTCTTCATTAGTCCCGGCTCTCCATTCTGCCTCGCTTTCTATTACTTCTCCCTCTCTGATATTCACTATGTTCTGACAGCCACAATGTGGGCAGTCGAATGCCTCAAATGTCTTTGATGCTTTTTTCAGACATTCCAGCGATCCTATCTTTTCTTCCGCCAAATATCTATTTTCCTTTATTAATTTGAATCTTTTTCCACATATTTTGCACTTCATATTATTATCCTCCGAGGTAAAGGGAGCTGGGTAAGGGCTCCCTTGTGTATAAATGGCTTACAAATCAGTTCCCGTGATATAAATTAATTCGCATGCCCGGTTTCTTTCGCACTTCTGCAGGTGTTTCAACCTATAGTTCGTAGTGAGGCGTCTCTACCCAGTAGAAATCTACTCCCGAAAGGAGCCTTAAGACCTCAAGCTCCGGCTTGTAGGCGGGACTCGTGAAGCATATCCCGACTGCCATCTCGTCATTGCATGACACGAGCCAGTCTCCGTGCACTGCAAAGGTGCTTGGTGGATTTTCGTCATCGCGGCACTTATCTGGGTTGACCATTGCTAAGCGCGCATCGTTGATGAGGCGTGCTCCGCCCGGTGTCTTTACTACTGTCATCATATTGTCGTTCTGCATGATCTTAATCGGTGAGATTAGTGCTTCCTTTGTATCCTCCGCCATGTCCCACAGGAGTGGTTTTCTTTCCGTTTCAAACTGTGGGTCGTGTCCTTTCTGGTATGTCATGAACTCGCCCTTTTCCGGTGCAAGACCGCATGTCTTGATTACGGTACCTAAAAATTCCTTTGTGATTTTTGTGTTGTCGGCTTCTATTATCCAGCCGGTACCGTTCAGAATGTACATGCCTTTCTCTGTGAGACCGAACTTGACGCCCCACGTTTTGTAATCAGTTTTTAAAATTTTTTCTAGTTTTGCGCAATCTATAAACATTCTGCTCCTCCTATTCCGGCTATATAAAACATGTCCTGATGTAGGATACATGTATTGAATCCGTGCCTTTTAACAACTGTGAAGTATTTCATTACGTCAACTATCTCAAGTGTTTTTTTGCCTGTGGGTTCATCATCCTCACGCCCGCGCTGATCTGCTCTTATTCTGCGATAATCTACGCTGACGGTTCTCTTGCCCTGCAGGTGGTCTATAACCTGCTGCCTTATCTGCTTAATAGACAAGCCGCCTATCGGTTCTCGTGCTGCCCGGTTGAGGTCTTGCGCGAATACATTGCTTTTGCTCATCATATGCCTCCTAACTTTGTGCTTTTCCATATCTGTCAACCTCGTCGCGGAGCCATTGTCTGATTTTCTCCGGAAAAATTAAATCTGATGCCAATAAGTGGCCACTGTGATGCTCCTCTGCTATGTAATCAGCCAATTTTGCCACCGTAAGAGTGTTCATATATTCTCTTCTTGTCATGCATGCTTCTATGGCTTCTGTCTCCGGCTTTTCATCCTCTATCTCCGGCTCTTTTTTCTCTATGCTTTGGGCTTCATTTTCTTTCTTTTCGATGCTCTCGAGCTCTAATTTTTCAAGGATTTGCGGGGATTTTTGCGCCGGCGCAATTTGCTCTCCAAGGCTCTTTTCTCCTGTCTGTTCCTCGGGCCTGTCTGCAGGCTCTCTATTATCCTCTCTGCAGTCTGTATCTCCGTCGGTGGAATCATCCTTTTGCTCTTCTCCTGCTCCAGGAGCCGGCTCATTATCTGCCACGCTTCCCGATTCAGTCTCTTCGACCTCATCAGTGCCAGCTTCTCCAACTGCTGCATTGTCATCCTCTGACTCAGGAGTTTCTGCTGTAGTATGCTCTCCTGTCGGCTCATTTTCCTGTGTTTCATCGTCTCCTCCAAAATGGTTCTGCCATGTCCGGGCGCCTGCTGCGTCCTCATCAAAGATAGAGCACACAAGCTTGTAGAATTCCCACCATGACATATTTTTTGGCGTGTCTCCAAACTTCTTGATTGTGACGCGGTTCTCATACATCATCATGAAATAGAGACCTTTTTTGAATGAACGGTTTCCGGCCGGATTTACGATTTCTGCAAATCGGCTCATTGACTCCTCGTCAAACTCGTTTGAGTACACCTCGTTTAGGATATCCTTGTTCTCCTCAAAGAATTTCTCTATCAGCTGGCTTGTGTCATCTGCCACACCTGCTGCAGGCTCGGTCTTATTGAATCTCTTTAACTCTCTGATATCCTCTCTTGATGCCTCGGGCTGTATCATCTGCCTGTCAGAGTCGGGGAGCTTGAGCATCTCCTCAAGCTGGCTCCTTCCAAGGTCCATATACTCCGGTCTCAAGTGTTCTGAATATCCATCAATGGAGTATTCGCGGTTGATGGATATAAATCGGCTTGTGGTGGATGCCTCAAGTCCATACTCAGCTTTGGCAAATTCTGCTATGCTCTTGTAGCCGTCATTCTCATAAAGTCTTTGGTCGTCAATCTGTCTGAGTGCATAGCCTATTCTCACGAAGCTCTGCTTCACTCCTATAAGTTCCTGCCTCAGTTTCTGTTTCATTTGCACCCAGTCATCAAGTGTCATCTGCACGTATTCCATATATCCTCCTATGCTGTATATGCTATAGCCATTACCGGCATATCTGCTGTAGTCGCTGCTGTCCTCAGTGTTCCTGTCACAAGCATTCGTATGTAAGCGTTAAGCCACTTCTGTATATTCTCCTGGTCAGGCTTCTTATCATGAGCTCCATACCATTGCAGTATGTTCGGCACCTCGGAATCAATCTCGACAGTGACATATTGCATATTCGGTGTGTCCTTGAACCTCAGAAAAAGTATGTACGTCTCTCCCCGATTGTGTTTTCCTAAGTAGTTATCTCCTCCGACACAATGATGAAGTACTCGTCCCTCTGTTACTATTTCCTCTGCTGACTTTGCCGGTCTGATGATGTATGTATCAT